ATTACAGTCAACAAGAACCAAGACTAGTTGTGCACTATGCAGCAATACAAAATATGTATGCAGCAGGTGATGTATTAGATGCTTACAAAGATGGTGATGCAGACTTTCACCAAATTGTAGCTGACATGGCAGAAATACCAAGAGACCAAGCAAAGACAATTAACCTTGGTTTGTTTTATGGTATGGGTAAAAATAAATTACAAGCAGAGTTAGGTGTCAATAAAGAAAGAGCTAATGAATTATTTAAACAATACCATGCACGTGTACCATTTGTAAAACAACTTATGGATAGTGTAATGTCAAGAGCACAAGACCGTGGTAAAGTTAGAACGTTGCTGGGCAGACTATGTAGGTTTCATTTATGGGAGCCCAACCAGTTCGGGATTCATAAAGCATTACCACACGAAGCAGCACTCGCGGAACACGGACCAGGGATCAAACGTGCTTACACATACAAAGCTTTGAATAGATTGATACAAGGTTCAGCAGCTGACATGACAAAGAAAGCAATGATACAATTATACAAAGAAGGAATTACACCACATATACAAGTACATGACGAGTTAGATATTTCTGTAACAGGACCTGAGCAAGCAGATAAGATAAAAGATGTGATGGAAAGTGCAGTTGACTTAGAAGTGCCTAATAAGGTAGACTATGAATCTGGTCCTAACTGGGGCTCAATCAAATGAGGTTATTTTATGGCTTACTTAAATGGAAATATTCCTGTACAATATGCACAAATAAAAAGGGAGTATTTATATGATCTTAAAAAACATAAAGGCGAAGTTGAAGACTGTATTATCTTCGGCGTTACAGCTATTACCGGTAGAGCTTTACTCTTCCATGCCATCATGGAAAACGGTGCTGTCTTTTATCGTTTACCCATATCAGCTTTTATACAGCGTGGTTACAAGGCAGAAGAAGTTCCGATTAGAAGATTGGATGAATTGGAATTGTGGAATAGTTTTTCTTATTACCCTGCTATTACTACTTGGGATATTTTAGAAGCACAATCCGGAAAATACATAGGTAAAGACAAGAAGTGGCATCACGGCAAATATTTATTTACTGTTGACTTTGCGCATCCAGAGCCTAATATACTAGACACTGATCATTCCGAGATCCCGCACGAGCATAAGTGCGCTCACATACTTGCGTTAGATGATGGCAACTATGCGGCACAGCCAAACAATAGATTAATTTGGAATATACCTTCTTTCACGGTCAAAGATAATACGCCTGATTGGAAGGTACAAACAAGCGAATGGAATGTAGAAGATGTCAGTCAATGGAGAACAGAAGACACAGACAATTTCTTCTACGAAATAGAGGAAAAGAAAAATGAATCTAGTTGATTTATTAAAAAAGAATATTGTCATGGTGCCTGTTGTGGCTTCACTTGTAGTGGGGACATTTACAGGTGTTAGATATGTTGTTAATCTTACAGATAGTATTAATTCATCAGAACAACAAATTATAAATCTTGAAAGAGATTTAAAAGTAGCTGAGAAAAAAATTACAGAAATTAATACAAGACTATCATCTGCAGAAGCAACGTGGCAGATGGCAGAAAATTTATATAGACAACTAGCAGATCAAGTCAGAGAACATGACTATGATATAAAAGATTTAAGTAGATAGGATTTATGAACCATGGAGATTGCCAGGATGAATTATTACTTTACAGGAATTCTTATTTTAATGTTAACAGGTTTAGCGTTCTGCACTACTCCAGCATATCCTAGAAATGAGTATCTCAATGACGGTACTAATACTTGTAGTACTGGTTCTTTTGACATATCGGTCGAACAAAGAGATTCAGAAAATAGGTATAGACACAATAATCCTGACAACAATTATAATAGCCCTTCTGATGATCAATCAATAAGATTTACTTGGAGAAAGTATTTAGGTTCAGCCTGCACAAAAGAATTTAGACAGATACAGACAGAAAATGCACAACTAAAACAACAGCTAGAGCTGATGAAAATGTGTGGAAAAGTCAATAATAATCCCACTATTCAACGTAATCCTAACTTCGCATTGCTAGTACAAAAATGTTCTGGTATAATCATTCCTGAAAATAAGAAGCCTGAAGGCAGTCATTGGGACGATCTAAAAGATAATTACAAGAAAGAAAATCCTGATATAAAACTTATGGGCGACAAGTTTATAGGACCAAATGAGCAATAAACCATTAAAAATTTCTGAGCAAGCTGCCGTGCAGATGCCTATGAAAACCGTAGCTTCGCTGATCGCAATGGTAGCAATTGGAACCTGGGCATATTTCGGTCTTCACGAAACGCTCAACAAACACAGCACACAGATAGAGTTGATGCAAAAAGACTTAGAACAAAACTCTGAATTTAGAATTAAATATCCAAGAGGTGAGTTAGGTCAATCAAGTGGAGAAGCGGAGCTCTTTATGTTGGTGGAGCATATCGCAGGATTATTAGAGGATATAGATTCAGAAGTAAAAAGTATGAGAAACAATGCAGTTAATATAGAATTTTTACAAAAGAGAACAGAGAAACTTACAGAAGATGTAGAAAAATTAATTAGAAATGGTAACGGTCACTAATGATTGAGATGGTTTTTGCTCTGTTACTTATTGTGGACCACAAGATAGTAGAACACCGTTATCACGAGTCGTTATCAAAATGTCTCAAGGCCAAGCGTTATGCTATGAAGGACAAAAGTCCTGGTGATAGAGTTGTATATAAATGCATACAATCTAAAGCAAACATTGAAGTATATATGGGAGAAAAGAAAATAACTTCACTAATACTTGACTAATGAAAAAGACCAATAAGAAGCGCAATCCTGTGGCTAGACAACTTAGACATTTTAAGAAAAAAGTGATAAAGAGTAAGAAAGTTTATGACAGAAAAAAAATTCGTAAGATTTCAGACTGAGATAGTTAATGGAGTTTGTCCAACGTGTAGTGAATCTACAATTTTAGTTGCAATAACACCAGAGTTCTACAGATGTATAAACTGTGGTGCAGACATGGAGCAACACGTAAACGGTAAGATAAGTTATATACCGGCACTAAGTCCCAATACTTTAAAATCAAAATTAAATAAATTTTTCGGAGATGGCGAGGAAGTTTAAAGCATTTATAGAGAGGCCAAAACCTCGTAAAAGACCTAGACGTCATACAAAATCGTTAAATAAACATAAGAAAAGACAAGTAAAACCATACAATAGACAGGGTCGAAAACAATAGCTTGACAAATATCCATTAAGATCCTATATAGAAAGTATGAAAGAAAAAATAATAACTATAAAACCAAAAGGCATATCACAAAAACAGTGGTCTGTTTTTATATTAGAGTTAAATCTAATGAAGAGAGCATGGAAATCTTATGGTGTTCATATGGAAATAAAAGCACCTGGATTAAAAAATATAATCAACTGGGGTACAAAAAAATATGGCACAGCAGATGCAAAAGATAGACGAAGCAGCAGTCATGTGGAACAAAACCAGAGATCCTAAATATAGAGATCTTTGGTATAAACTTATAGAGGAGTTTGTAAATGGAATTGATAATACTGACAGACGGATTGTATCATTTAATAACAGTAGGAAAAGAAATGTTCAAGGATTTAACTATAGTAGAAAAAGTTACGTTAACCTGCTTTGATCTTTGTGACATACTAAGATTAAAGTTAACGACATACCATGACTATCCCATCAACGCTCATGTAATGAATGATGGTAGTGGTGATTTTTATGGATGTATATGTAGATAGAGTTTGAAAAGGACCTCCGTCGCATACAAAGCCTCGCGCTAGTCCCTGTTACGGCAACCTACGAAGCAGCAATTACTGTGGAGGTGTGGAGCCTTTGGTTCCCTAAGAGTACGTGCACGGAAATTAGGGGATTTGATATGAAGCTGGCTCACCTTCTTGTTGAGCAACCTCTGGATAACAACCAAATTTTATATATATTTTATTATTATTTACCTCATCACGTCCTATTTCTTCAATCTTTGCAAGAGCCTGGACATAACCTGCAACCATGCAGTCATAACCATCATCAAATTTTTCTGGCCATTGATATGGAGGCATACAAGTACCGGTAACTTGTGAGCAAAGTAAAATTCCTAAGATAAACTTCATTGACAATCCTATAAAATATATTATATATAAAACTTAAAATGAAAGGAAACACTAATGACTGATATGAGTAAATACAAAAACGTTTCGCTTCAGAAGAAAACGTATACTATTTTAGAAGCCTTATCAAAGGTATTATTGCCCGATGGCAATTTGAGTATATCTAAAACAATTGAAGTAATAGCAAACGAGAAAGCGAGAAAGTTAAATGGCAAAATTAAAATTAAGTCGCGTTAGAAAATACATATGTGATACGTGCCATGGGAATGGCTACGTTAGAGTCGCAACTTTAAATGGCAATCCATCTGATGACTTCAGAGATAAAAGTGAAGTTCATCAGTGTTGGGATTGTGATAGTGAAGGAGAGTTCTATGAGACTGTTGATGATTCTGAGCTCATTGGCGATGCTAATGACGATGACGGTGATACTCACACTATAAACTAATGAGAAATAATCTCTCAATCAAAAAACAGATTAAAGAAAATGTTTTTAGATTGAGAGGAAACGGTTTATCTTATCGACAGATAGCAGCGCAAATTGGTTGTAGTAAAGGAAGTATAAACTATCATTTAAGTGAAGGAGCTGCTGAGAAAGTTAAATCAAGACTCGGAAGAAAAGAATGGAGAAAACTTTGGAGATTTTGTTATGAGAATGGTAGAGAAGATAACAAACAACCTTATAAAGAATCTCTTCTTAGAAAAAAAGGTAGAGCTTTTTTATATGGTAGAAAAGGTAAAAGAATGACGAGAAAGGATAGAATGGGATTAAAACATAAGACAACTAAAATATTTGAATGTTTAGATAGAGTTTGGCCTGGAATGAAAAAAGAAAAAGATGTCGTGCAGGCAGTAAATCAATGGACCGGTAAACTAGATTATTATAATGATGGTACACCGATCATGACACCATTTGCTAGATGTAAACTAACTGATGAGATTATAAATGTAAAAGGTAATGACGTTCAAGTCGACCATGTTAATGGTGATAGAACGGATAATAGTGTAGATAATTTTTCTTTTGTAAAAGACTGGGCTAATGCCATGAAGTCTGATGTAAAGAGTTACGATGAACTTGAAAAAAGATTAGAGACTGTATTAAAAACGATAAGGAAATATAAATGACTCCTGGATATGGAATAGGAATGTTGGCTATTGGTTTGTTAGCCATAGCCATTGGTGGGTTTATAGCTTATTTTATTATAAATGAAGTAATGAAAGACGATGAAGAAAAGTAATAAATACAACTATATACAAGGTACACAGCTCTCGGACCATGGATCACGGATCTATGATGTTGCTGGCTATAGACTTCCGAGTGTAACTACGATATTAGGCAAAACCAAAAATCAACAATTTTTAAAAGACT